TACGTAATCCTCTAGACTTTAATCCTCCCGGTAAGTTAGATAGGGTACCAGCGTCCACCAATTGTCGTATAATCGACGTTCCTGCTTTAGCGTACCCACCTACTATATGGATCAGTCCAAGGCCGTAGAATCCAAATCCGGGGACATATACGTAATGTACGAAGTGTTGACGCTTCATATTAAGCATGTCTTCTTCGTCCCAGTTACGACGTATAGCCAGTACGTTTTCAGTGCCACGCTCTATTGTAAATATGTAAGGTTTTGCTAGTCCATCTTCATCATCTATACCTTCAATAATAAGATCTGCGTGGATCTCGTATATCGTATATCGATCATCGTCAGTAATGTCATACCCACCTTCTTCGGCTTTCTTTTCCTCAATATCTGTATGGAAAGGAGCAGGGTCACCTAATTCTATATCTGTGTAAAACCCACTAGCCTGTAACCGCATTACTTCATTCTTGGTCTTACGCATTACATGGGTAACACGCTCGGCAGACTCAATATTAGATGCGCCATAAGGCACTATAACGTCTTCTGCTGGGATGTAGATGGCTGCTTGTCTTCCCATATTAGGGTCAAAGTAAACCTTCTTAAACGCTGATCCTGCGAGTCCTAGGCTATATAGCATACGCTCATGTTCTGGGCGATATTCAACCATGTTCTCAGTAAGCTCGTAGTTCATGTCTGCTTTGACACGCTCTGCTGCTTCTAACTTATCTTTAGTCTCTTTACCTAATACTTTAACCTTTACGGGGCCAGCAGCAGGGAAAGTCTCGCTCATAGTCTCTGCTTGGAAACGTATTGCAGCCTCAGCTAAAACGGTAGAGTTTACGCCACAAGCGCCTTGCCAAGGAGTTGTACGCTCTTCGTACTTAAACCCTAATATATCAAGACCTTTAACGTAGGTATCAGCCCAATCTTTTCGGCTATCTACGTCTCCATCTACCATACCTATTAGGTCACCTGCTAACTCGTTTAGGTATCCTTCGTCTATAGCTTCTGCTAGATTAGCGTCAAAACCTAATAGATCAGACTCGTCCCCGCCCGGAATCAGTGTTATCTCCATACTTCCGTCGGATAAAGTAACCATCTCAGGGTCAACTATTTCTATTTCTAGTTCTTTCTCACCTGCGACTTTCTCTACTTCTACGTCTTCTATGCCTTCTGGTGCGGCGTAGATACCTTTCTCAATTGCCATTTTGTAACCTCTTATTTTTTCTTTTCGGGCCTATAGGAATGATCATAAGCCGCGCCAAGTTTCTTAGCTGCTTTAGGGTCTGTAGGAATACTACCAGAACCATAATTTGTTAGATGGTATTTACCGTTAGCAGTTTTACCTACTATTCTTTTGCCTTTTGGACTTCTCTTACCATAGTAATTTTTCATTAATAAAACCCACTACCGCGATGTTTAAAGTATTTAATTTCTTCTGGCTCATCAGTTGGTAGTCGTATAAATCCGCCTTGTCTGAACCGCATAAGTGCCATAACTGTGGAATCCACTAGATCGTCATGGCTCATAAAGGGAAACCCAGCGATCTCTTCTACTACTTCCTCTGCCCATCTAGTCTGTGGAACCCATACTAAGCCAGATTGCACGATATCAGATACAGAGTTTAGACGTGCTAGTTTATCACCAGAACCTCTATGGGGGGTATATTCTTGTACAAGTAAGCCCATACGACGCATTTCTTGGTATAATGCTACCCCAGAACTCTTTTTCTCTACTATGAAAGCGTCTGGTTCCCATTCCATATACTGATCCATAGCTAGTTCTTTTAGCTCGTGGAACTCCATACGCTCTTTTATACTATTAAGCAAGATTATATTATACGCCGAAGTCTCCTCATTAAGAAACACCCCCCACGTAGTAAGTGCTGTAAAGTCAGCACGGTTGTGTTTTTCGGCTGCGGAGTCAAGGGACATGATTATATACTCGCAGGCGGGTGGCCGCTCTGCATCCCACTCGTTCCACCACTCTCGTTTGACCAGTGCTGCCTCTTCTGCGGTGGGTTGTTGTTGATATTGAGCGTTCCACTGGAACGTAGGCATAGATGCCTTGGTACGTAGTAGGGCTTCAAGATCAAAAAACTCAGGCCATAAGGGTTTTTGTATGGGTTTACCTGTCTCTTTATCATCTACATCTAGTATTGCAGGGAATTCAATGACTTCATACTGGTCAGCTCGCTCATTTTGAGTCATATCTTTAACTACACGGCCCGTCAGGTCGTCCATATGCCATCTAGTTTGGATAATAGCTACGCTACCTCCGGGCATAAGACGAGTACGAGCACCAAATGTAAACCACTCGTATGCCTTTTCAAACACCACAAAGTTACCATTAATAACGTCTTGCTCAGAGTGCGGATCATCTACTAGTAGTAAGTGGGCACCACGACCAGCCAATGCAGAACCAACACCACAGGCGTAGTATTCACCACCCATGTTTGTGTTCCATCGTCCGGCTGATTTAGAGTCACTTGCAAGTTTTACTGTTGGGAAGATATCTGAGTAGGCTTCACTAGCTAAAATATTACGTACCTTACGCCCGAAGTCTACTGCCAAATCGGTAGTATGCGATACCATCATAACCTTTTTGTTAGGGTTACGTCCTAGATACCACGCGGGGTAAAATATAGATACAAGTTGGGACTTACCATGACGAGGAGGTATGTTTACACACGCTCTGTCTTTGTCCCCTCTTTCGATTTCCATTAGCAAATCAGCCAACATGCGATGATGTTTCCCAACTAAGTAGTCAGGTTGCATGATTTTACAGAATTCAATCAAATCGTCGTGCGCGGCTTTGACTGTACGTCTTTTATCTAGCTCATCGACGAGTTTTTCTATCTCAACTACTTCATCAGTAGTAAATGCGTCAATGTTATCCAACATATGCTGGATTTCTTCTTGGGTAAAGTCTACAGCACCGTCATTCACTACTTAATAGCCCTAGTTCTGCGTCTACATCTATGGTTTGGCCGTCTAAAACGACTTCGTCTACAGGATTTACCAGTTTTTCTAGCTTATTACGTAGTTTTGCCTTCAAATCATCCGTTGACTGGTGTGTAACGGTCACTTCTGACTTCTCTGCAAACAACCCTACGTCTGAAATCTTACCCAGTAACTCCAACGCTCGGATACGGACACGTGGGTCGGGGTTTTCTGTCTCTAATATTAGCTTATTTGTTACTAAATGACGCACAGAAACGGCTGACTCCACTACAGAGGCGCCAAATTCGGTAAGTATGTTGCTAGTTAGCACCAGCGAGGCTGGGGTCAGGTTAGCTATACGTTTGTTTGTTGCTTTTTTCGATGTCTTTTCAGGGTCATCGGCATACGCTAAAGCAATTTTAGCTGCTACGTCTTCATCTTCTTTATTAGGCTTCAATTCTAGCCCGTGTTCTGCCAGCTCTAAGGCCGTAGTCTTCGCTGCTTGCGCACGGACACTCAAGTCCACCGCAGGATCGTCATCAAATAGCGGAACCCCAGTCTCAGGTTCGAGTTTAATAGTCATATTGTAATCGCAGGTTGTTAAACCGGAGTGCCTTTGTAACACACTTATTTTCTATAAACAAGTGTAGGTGAGTTACTCATACCATTTATGGTATGCGATGCATGATTATTATACATTTCCGATCATACCCGGCTAACTATACAATACCGCCTCTTTTAACCCCCCACTGTATTGAGGCTATTTTGTGTTTGGTATTACTTTGTTTATTATTTCGGCGTGTGTTGTCGTTGTTACAGGATTATTACTTATTGCGTTAGATGAGGGTCTCCCCTTTTAAAATTCTGTAGGGTGTAAAGCCCTTCTTGTTCTGCTTCACCTGTAAACTTGTTAGGGTTTAAGTTCATACCCGTTCTACGCCCTAACTCGTTTGCCCCCATAATAATTACTTTTTGCATATCTAAGGCTATGAACATATAGAAGTCTGCTAACTTGGGTGTGCGTAGATTATAGTAGTAGCGGGTAAGTGATTTATCTTCTGTTATCTTAGAAGGGTTTGCAGCTTTTACTTGTAGGGTAAACATATCGTTATTGTTTGACTGGCACCATAGGTCTACTCCGGAACGGTCTACATGGTGGCACTCTATACCGGCACGTTCTAACATATACATAGCAAAAAACTCCCCTACCCTACCTACATGCGATGAGTTGTTTACTCTATTGGATACTTTGATAGCATTTCTCCGTAATAGCCGAACACGTATATACAGTACAGTATAAAAAATTTTTTACAAGTCGGGTTTATAAAATAGGTGGGGGGTGTTCCTATATAGAGGGGGTAGGGGTACTGAACTCAGAAAAAAGTGATTTATTTGTGTAAATTGGTAATACATAGAGCGGCGGGACTCCTGCTGTGCCAAGTGGGTCATGGGGGCGGGGTAGGTGTCGCTCCATATCGAATCGTACCTTTTTGTATACATATGTATACATTCGTAACCTATCTATTGTATTTAGGTGTAAACTTGTTAATATACAACCATCTTCAGCAATAACGCTGTTGATAACTATATAAGGTATTACATTATGAACAAGTCAATCGAAACAATTAGCAAGACACTAGCGCAGGCACTCACTAACGCAACACGGAAGTACGAGGGCGGACGCAAAGCAACACAAGCGGCCTATGATCTGGCCGTATCCGAGGGCTACCACTGGACGCAATGGATCCCAGTTGGTAAGGAATGCGATGGCCACCAATCCACAGCTACACCGGAATTGAGGGCAGGGTTACAGGTTGCTAGGGCGAAAGGACTAGGTATTTCAGCACTTGAGTTACTCAATATGCCTACCAAGGCATTGAGCGATGCAAAGCAAAAAGAGAAACGCGACCTATCTATCAAAGTCAATAAGTATATGACGGATGATAGGAACGCCATGCGGTTAAGACAAGATGAGGCATACAGGGATAGCAAGTCTAAGAAGGCACCGCAACAACCCACCCACGTGGTTAAGACAGATGATCCAGTGGTCAATGAGTCTAACAAGGTCAACGCTAAAATC